CAAATGAGAAATTTCTATTAACGAATATTACATTCTCTTCAATAGAACCTTGTCTGTCTAATCTCTGAATAACAGTATCAAAACCTGCTAAAGCAACTGGGTTACCCCCGCTCCAGATATTACCTCTGTTTTGAACTGCAAAAAAGATACCATCAGATCCAGATTGATTAGCCACAGATGCAGCAGCTGCTGTACTCTGGATAAAATCTCCTGCCCCAGATGCTGCTCCTGCTGGAACTGCTTCCACCATAGCTGTTTCTAAGTAATCCTCAAAACGTAATCTAGTTTCATGCTCTGATTTTAGGTACCATAAGTAACCATTAGCTCCATTTTCAGTTGTAACTTCAATCCAACCAATTTGAGCCATGTCAGAACCATTAACCGTATACTGGTCTTTGATGATAATAGGCTTGTTGTCAAAAATCAAATCTTGAGATTCGTTTGATCCAACCATACCTGGAGTTCCTTTAGCAAATTCAGAACCATATATAAACATTGTAGCTGTAGTGTTAGCTCCTGCCCATGCCTGACCTGTTGACTCGTAGTAACCTACTGTGAAAACGTTAGGGTTTGCTGCTGTTGGAGCTACTGTTACAACTGCTTTGTTAGATAATGTTGTTCCGTTAGTATCTAAAGAAATCATTACAGTTTGACCTTGTCTAATAGCTGCTAATCCATTTGCAGGTGAAGATGAAGCTGGTGCTCCAGGGTTCACTTGTGTTAATGGGATAGTCCATACCGCAGTATTTGCAGTTATTACTGCTGGAGTGCTCATTGTTGTATATTTAGAATGTAATCTTCCTTGTTCTGCCCACTTAATCATATCTGAGTTAGTTGGCATTTCAGCGCCTACCATTCTAAGGAATGATGCTACTGATCTATTTCCATAACGCTCAAATTCTTTTTCATAAGTATCTGGAAGATACTGACTTAAAAAATCAAAGTTAGTTATGTAGTTTGTTCTTGTGGCTACTTGTTGCGCGCTTGGCTGCAAGTCGAAACCTGGGACTGCATTTACTGGCATTTTTTTTTATTTTTTATTATTTATACTCGTTTTAAACTTCTAATTTTGAGTCCTCTTCCATTGTCATTAGATGACTGTACGGCTCTTATACCGCTACCATCTTTTGAAACACTTTGTTGAGACTGTCTAATATCCATATTAATGTTTTTTGATTTTTTAGAAACATTATCTACAGTATCAGAAACCCCTTGGTCATAAAAAAACTTAGCATATTTATCTGGATTCATTGCCATTGATAATGCTTTATGGTAACCAGATGCGTCTTTCATTAATCCATCTCCATCCATGTATTTATTTAAAAATGTATTTACATCGGACTGACGATTTTTTAATTCAGTTGCATCTCCAGGTTTATAGGTGAAATCTTTTTCTCCAACTTTGAACTCAAAACCTTTGAATTCGTTGCTAAAAACCTCGTCGGTTTTCTTGAGAAAATAATCATACCTTTTTGCGTTTGCTTCTTTAGCAGTGTTAGATTCCTCTATGTAACTTTTATAAGCTGTCAAACTTTCTTTGTCTGTATCAGATAACCCATTCCCACTTGACTCAAGAGGAATTTTATATTTATCTTTCTGATCATCGAAATATTTCTTCGCTTTCGCAAGTTCTCTTTTTTTAGCTAGTTTTAATTTCTTAATAGCTTTTGGTTCATCTAAATCTTCTTCATAACCAAAGTTATCATCAATTAAATCTTTAACATCAACAGCGTCTAATCCTTCTTCAGTCGCACCGTAATATTCAGCTAATAGTTGATCAGAGTCCATGGCACTAAAGTCTTTTTGTAATTTATAAAAATCTTCAATACCACGCCCTGTTTCTTTTTTGTACTTAAAGTATGCTGAAACATCTTCTGGTAACTCTTCATTAGACTCTGTTTGAGCTAATAAATCATCTACCGAGTTGATGTCTTTATCATACCTATTTTTAATATATTTAAGAACGTCTTCGTCATTTAACTCTGACGAGGGAGTTTTGTTTTCTTCAACAACATTTTCTTGTGTTGCAGGAGACTCCTCACCAACGGGAGTGTCTACTTTTTCAGTTTTGTCTTCTTTAGATGTGTCTTCATACTTATCTTCATGCTTTGCCAACAACTCTTGCTCTATCTGTTGAACAGACTTTTCTTCTTTAGTTACTTCTTTTACTGTTATTTCCATTTTATTTTATTTAATTTGTACAAAGTTAATACTTATTTATTTAATTTTTGTAGCTTTCTTTTTTGCCTATAAGCTTTCATAGCTTCTCTTTTATCTTTTCCCTTTTTCCAACTACCTGCTGCAAATCTTTCAGCTCTTCGTTTACTTTTAAACTCATACATTTCGCCTGCGGACAAGGCCTGGTTAAAACTTTGAGGCTTAGCTTTTTCTTTACCTTTAAAAGTAATTGAAGGAGCAGCATAATGTCTTTTCTTTTTTTCATTTACTTTCCCTCCCTTTTCTCTTTTAGGTTCATTAGGATAAAACTCCATTTTTACAGTAGCATTTCTTCCAGACTTATTTCGATCAAGGTTTCTTAAGCTTTTCTTTCTCTTTTTTTTTATTGGATCTGACATATTATCTTGGATCAAATTCAGCCATATCAAAACCATCTAAACTATCTTCATTAGATTCAAAAGTTATAGGAGGTAAGTTGTTTTTTCTTTGAGTAATCATTTGAGATTGCTGTGTAGACTGTTGAGTAATTCTTTTATCTTTAGCCTGTTCTCTACTTTGCTCTCTATTGTTTATATTTTGTTCATCCATGCCTTTTAATTGCATTTGGAATTGGAACTCTGTTAACATTAACTGTTCTTTTAAAGCAGCCTCGTTTTTAAGTTTTTCTATTTCAAAACCAATCTCAGCTTGTTTTACTTGCATTTTAGACTGAGTTTCCATTTGTATTTTTTGCATAGCCATTTGCGCAGCTGCTTGTTGTGACTGCATATTGTTCTGCTGTTGCATTTGCATTTCCTGAGCCTTCTGTTGTTGTTCTTGTTTTTGCTTCTGCTTACGTTTAACTTTTAACAGCTGATTAGCCATTTTAATATTTTTAATCTCTCTTATATCAATAGCGTCTTCTAGGTCTATTCCTCCTTTTGATAAAGCCATTTGAATGTTTTGTTCTAATAAAGATTTTTGTTCTTCATCAGGGGACATTTCAATAAATATACCAAAGTCATATAGGTATAAATTTTTAATATCATCTAACAATCCTACATTATATTTACCAATCTGCATTGCAAACTCATCAGCAAAATCAGAATATTCTAATACATCAGCCGTTCTAATAGATAAGGCTTCTGCTAAAGTTTTTGTTAAATATAAACTTGACTCTAAAATATGTCTAGTGGCAGTATTAGAATTTAATGCAGCTAGTTTTTGCACCCCAACTAATGAGTTAGGGTCGGGTGTTGAACCATCTCTTGCTTCATTTAATCCCGTTACTTGTCTAATCATATCTAAGTAATGATTATAATTACCTATAAGCATTTGCATTTTTTGAGAACCACTTGAAGATGTTAATTGGGTTATAGGAACTCTTGCATTATTATATTCCCCATCTTGAGTATAACTTCTTCCTACTACACTACCTGTTTGAAAATATAATCTTAAAGCGTCTGAAGGATCATATGCGTTTCCAGTCCCTAAATCAACTTCATTCATACCATCGGCATCTATAAACACCCCGTCAGGAACAACTTTAGATATTACTTGTTGTAATTTTAAATGCGTAAGCTGAATTAAATCAGCAAAAGGAATCATTCTTCTTACAAGAGATTCTATATTTCCTTTATACATCCTTGGCGCAGTTGCAACATAATTAGGCATAGCATGTTGACTTGCTGACTGAGGACGAACCATATTTTTAGCTAACTCCCATTTTAAAATAATATTAGTACCCATCACCATAACACCTTCGTACCAAACATCTATACGTTTTTCTACTCTTTCAAAGTTTCCTTCATCCATCATTTCTTGTGGAGGATTAAACTCATCTGTTTTTGGAACTGTTGTAAAATTCCCATCAGCTGTTTGTTTCTTTTTATAAACAAAACTTTGTGTAGATTTATAATTAAAATACATTAAAGTAACAGTGTCTTTAGAAAACAAACTGTTCTCGTACATTTGTGCAACATTATAATAATCATACCAAGACTGACTGTATTTTGATATTTCAGCCATATCCTCTTGAGTTAAACTTGGATCTATTTTAATAACTTCAGTAATAGGAATAGTTTTAATTTCTCCCCAGTAAAAACAATCTGTAAAATAAGGATCTTCTGTATAGCTGTATACAATATTAGCTGGATCAACATACTTAACACTAATTCCACTTCCTAATAAAAACTCATGTTTACATACCGACAAACCAATAGTCATTAGATCCATGTCGCATCTTTTACGAACTTGATCATAATGATTTTCTTCTAACAAAGTGTTTATCGCTGTTTCATTTGCTATCTCTACCGCAGGCTTGTAATTCATTTGCATGTACAACTCCATCTCTAAATCACTTTCAGGAAGATCTTCTGGATTAACTTGAAAAACATCCATGCCAAAATCTTTTTCTATTTGTTTAAATAATGGTTTTGCAATTACATTTGTTTCAACCATTTGCTGAAACTCTCCTCTCTTTTCTGAAGACATAGCATCTTGTGCATATGTCTTTACCTTAAACAAACGATCACTCATTCCGTTTACAACTATATCTACAAACTTAGGAATAATTGGAACTGGTGTCCAATCTAAATTAAGATATGATAAGTCACCATCTACAGCTAATTCGTTTTTATATTTAGCAATTGACTGCTCGCCTCTAGCGTATAACCTTAAACGATTAAATTCTAACCACTGACTATAAAACCTACATTGATTAACTCCTTCTTTTCTAAACCACTCATATTGAATTGCCTGCCCTACTACTAATCCAAACTCTTTAGTTTTTTTTTCTGAATCAGGCGCAAATTGGTCAGGAAATGTTGCTGATTTAATATCTATAGAAACTTTTTCCATTATGTTATTATTTGACTTAGGGAACTCTTATTGTTATATCTTGCAAAGTTAATACTTATTTTTGAATTTTCTTTAGTCGGTGTGTACAAGTGCTTTTGATTAGCCATGATGGCTAAACCCGAACTTATAGCAGCATCAAACTTAGTTCTATTACTAATATCAAACTTTGCCCAATCTTCTAAGGTACGTTGAAAATACATATCTCCCATGTCATCTGCTTCTCTGTAAGCTCCAGTAAAATCTATACCAATATATTTCTCTATGTAAGATTCTATAGCTGACGCATGAGATTGTTTTACATCTTCTGATGTATTAGGAATACCACCTAACTCTTTTTCAGTTTTAGATAACTTGTTAAATCTTTTGTCTGGTCGATTCATACTAAATCCTCTGTAACCTCTATTTTTAAAATGATACAATAATCTTGGTTTATTATTTTCACATAAAATTGGCATTCCGTAAAAAACGCAAGCCATTAAAACTTCTTCAAAAAATATTTCAGCTGTCTGTGGTCGGGCTATATACTCTAAAAAAAAATGATTTGATGGAGCCTCATCCATACTGAATTTTGTTAATCCATGCAAAGAACCATTTGATCCTTTACCAACAACAACTCCAGAAATATCATAAGAGTCACAACCGAAAGTTCCTAAATGTTCATTACCTGGAAACTTGTTTCCGTTTTTACTAATAACATTGTTTTGTAACTGTGCTCCTGGCGTCCAAGTTACTAAAAATCTACCACTTTTATTTGGGTTAAATATAACCTTAGTGTCTTTAATTCCATTTGCCCATGAGAAAGAACCTCTTGTAGCATGCTGCCCTATAATTAAAGAATCATTGTAGTCAATTTGTTGATATATTTTAGTAAGATTAAATAAAGACATTTTAGACTCATCTCTAAATGCATGAGATTCTGTGCGAGGAAACTGTCTGTAAAATTCATTCAAAGCATCAGCATCTTGAGCTAAAGAATCTACTTCATTCATCCAGTAATTTATTGCACCAGTTGTTATTTTTTCTCCATCTATTCCTATTATGGGCTTTATTGGAGTCTCTAAAACTGGCATTCCATACCTATCTATATACCCCTCAAAGTTCCATTCCATAGGAATAAACAAATTATATAAACCTGATTTAGTTTGACCATTTTGATTTCTTTTTCCTCCATCGGAATCATCAAATAAAGATTTAAAATTTGCACCTCCT